CTTTTATTTCGCTTACGATCTCTGCGATTTTTAAGGCGTTGCTCTTTCAGCGATACATCATCATCGCCTACCTCGTCCCATTCATCGTAATCTTCGCGAAATTTTTTAAATGTTTTTGCCATAGACCTATTCTTCTATTAAATTTGGAAATGCTTCATTTACTACTGCTTTAGTTAAACCTTTTATTGGAGTATGAGAAATCATGTGATTAGCCAATAGTTTGGCATCATCATTATCCACATCCTCAAGTAAACTAATGAATAGTTGCTCACGCTTCATTTGTTTTAAGTTATCGTATCCTCCGCCTTTGATAAAAATATTAAGTCGACGAGCTTCTCTAAATAGTAACGATTTTGCCTCATCCTCAAACTCATTAGGAGTCCAAGGTGGAGGTGTATCAGGTACTAAAAATTCAACCCTACTATCATATATATTCTTTAACACAACCTGCAGTGGCTGAGAAGTGTTCTCATGTAACCATGCGACCTTTTCACTCTTACTTTTAATTGTAGAGCAATGGTTAATTATTTCTGAAATTGATCTATGTACTGCCATTAGAAATCCTGTATATCTGTAACTAAGTTTTTAAGTTTCTTTTGAATAAAGAAGTTAAACAATTGAGAACGTCCAACGTCTTTTTCTTGGTTAAACTCAGAACGAATTTGGTCTTGGTATTTTTGAGGAATTTGGGTAAGGTCAATCATCATTTTGTTTCTATGAAAACGACGTAGAGTTTCCTCATCCATTTCTTCTGGATTACCTTTAAATTGAGCAAGACGTTTTTGAGTCATTGGTTTTTGTCGTTGACCAATTGCTAAACAATTGTCTGGTGACAAGATGTTTGGTACGCCATCGCCAGTATCACCTCTTAAAATATGTTCTTCAAGGTACATAGATGGATTATCGTTCTTAATCCATCGTTTACGAATTGGATCAAATTGTTGAACATTGGCGTATGTTTGAAGCTGAATGAAATCTTTATCAGCTGATAAAACTAGGAATTGTTCTGAACCCATATTTAATTCAGTTCCATGGTCGTGAATAATAGTACCGATAATATCATCGGCTTCACAATGGTCAATATGAATTACTTTATATGGGAAGTGCTCTCTGAGCTCATCGCGAATAGTATTCATAATACTAAAAAGGTTGTTCCAATCTAAATCAGACTCATCACGAGATTTTTTACGATTACCCTTATAATAAGGATATGCTTCTCTGCGCCATGTATTTTTACCATCAGCGCAAATTACGATTTCACCAAAGTCTTTATGGAACTTTTTACGGTTGTGTCGTATTGAATTTAAAAACATATGACGAATGATATTCTCGTCAATGTCAATGTTGTGGTGGTTACCGATACTCGCGAACAGCGAGGCTAAGATAACCTGATTATAGTCTACTAGTATAGCCATTTTGTTTTCTCATGTTATAGTTTAATTTATAGATCCATTCTAATCTATATCTTCATCAATGTCAACGGTTATTTCTTGTTCTTCCCTATAATCATCAATATTAATTGAATCTCCAGCGAAGTCTTGTAAAGGGTGATGTATCCCGTACGTTGACAGGTGAAGTGATTTAATTGCCTCTAATACTAAAACCATTGCAGGAAAATGTTTATTTGTCTCTGCAGGTCCTTCTGAGGTAAAGATACATCCAGCTCTAATGAGCTCTGTTAATACATATTGCCAAAGCGCTTCTGCAATCTGGTCCGCATGTCCCAATTTAAATTCAAGCAACTTTTCAGCGACTTCTTCTTGGGATTGCGGTGGACCATTTTGTTTGTCTTTTGGAAATTCTATAATATCAGCCATTTAGTTCTTTCAATAGTTTATTCCAACTATTAGCAAAAATAGGAATACTGTTTTTAGATAAGAATGCTCTATCTGTTGTAGTAAATCGTTTAAGGAATTGATTATCTTCCTTTTGCGTATTTAATACTTGGTCAGCAATGCTATATGCTGCGTTTGCATTTGAGTTATTATCCTCACTGTAATCATACGTTAATGTTTGACCACCAGATACTTCTGTTAAAGCACCATAGTTTGGATGGATACATAACACACCACATTTAATTGCTTCAATAAGAGCAATACACGATGTTTCTTTCCAAATGTTTGGATATAAGAATACATCAGCTTGTTCTAATGCTGATATGATATCCGAGTTTGGAACTGATCCATGGTATGTCATATTTGGGTGGTTATGAATTTCTGTAAATAATCCAACATACGGATCATCACGTTGTGCCCAACCATAAATTGCAAATGATGAATAAACATCAAGATGGATATTTTTATGGTGTTTACTGAGTTCATCAAAGATTGGATATAGTAATTCCAATCCACGATGTGGTGTTGTATGGTAAATAAATCGTACTTTACCTTCGTGACTCATATTCTCTGGAGCAGAAAATTCTTTCTCTACCGCATTTGGAATTACTGTACATTTTGAGTATGGTAATCCATAATATGTAATGTATTGATCTCGCTGCCATTGTGATACGAAAACAAAATGGTCGAATGTTTTCCAACCGCCATCTTTTAAAATATTGTTTTCTGGATCTTCAGCAAGATCGTGGCAATACATGATGTTTTTTACATCTGTAGGGATTTCCCGTGGACGTGAAAAATGAATTGCTACGTTTGATAGCAATTCAGAATTAACGTTATCGAGTACGCGTTTGCGCATCATTTCAGTACCGCCTTTTGAGTTTTTAGATAGTTCTGACTCGACGATATGACCTTTATGAATCATACTCATATGTTAGCTCCAAATTATGTATTGATTGATTGTAGGCTATCCCATCGGAATGAACGCCAGCCTTGTGCTTCAAGATCAAACACTGCTAGGACATCTGGGTTAACTGTACGTTTTTGTTTTTCCTGACCTTCTTCAAGTGGAAGCTGAGGAGGAAGCATTGAAGCTTCGAGTGTACAACGCATTTCGCGCTTGTCACCATTCTTTTTTGTAAATACAATATCACATGGTCCTGCGACTAATTGTGCGATTGCTTGTTCTTTGTTGATTTCCAT